AAAAGGGTTCGAGGTCCTATGTCCTGCCAGTAAAGAGGCAGGGCGTCGCGCAACATGCGATACCTGCAAGCTATGTGCTGGCGCATCAACCAAAGCTAAATCAATTGCAATCGTTAAACACTAGGTTTTCCCCGAAGATACCCGGCGACATAGTCGCCGGGCATTCTTTTTCGGATCGCGCTCCGACATATCAGGGCGCAGGCCGCAGGCCGCAGGTCATCGATCTATACCAGAGGGCGCAGGCCGCAGGCCGCAGGCTCTCGATCAACCCAGACATATCACCTACATATAAGGCCGCAGGCCGCAGGTCATCGATCCGCGAACCGTGGATCTCGATCACCGATGCGCCGTCAAATAAAAATAGGTCGGAGGTAAAGGGGTCGTGTAGCAAGAAAAAACTGACACCCCCACAACGCGAATGCGAGGAATGCCAAGCAATCTGCGACTTGGACACTTTAACCCTGTTAGTTTTTGTTAGTTTTAACTCAAGCCAAATTGGGACACCGTCTATGCATAGGTATACGTCCGGCATCCCTTCGCCGGCGCGGTTTTCAATCCTCTCGCAGTGCGTTTTCCTTGGCAGGTTTTGTTTCAATAGCTTCCACAGTGATCGTTCGGTCGCTGGCATCCTCAACTCTTTTCATATCAGCAAAAGCATGGGGGTAGTTCTTGCGGAGACTTGCCAGTCTGGCAACAATGTCTTCACGCGACATATTATCAAGCTGATGAACGTGAGTGGACTCGCGCCTGTCGATGGTCAAGCCGCCCAGACTCGAACGAATTTTTTCAGCATTGATAGCGGCGCTGAATTGCCCAGCATCTTCAGCCGCCATGGACAGTTCCTCGAATCGTTTAAGCTGGCCTATTACAGTCACGCCGTACTTACGCTCTCTGGCCTCTCGAAGTTCTTTGATCAGTTCGAGAACAGCAGGAAAAGATTTACCATCAAGAAATTTATGTGCCTGTATTCTGGCACTGGCATCAGCATAGCCAGCCATCCTAGCACACTCAGCGTTCGAGTATTTGCCCTCGACATAGTATCGAGCAAATTCCCTCTGTCGGTTAGTCAGTGTGGACGGCCTGCCGCCTTTGTTAATAGTGTTTTCTACGGGTTTACTGTTTTTCAAACCAAAAAATCTCCCTTAGTCAGCATTAAAACTGTCTCACTGTCTCACAAGTGTCTTAGCTATAATTGTTGCTGGAAGTCATTTGAGACACCTGAGACACCTGAGACACTTTTTATAGCAAAAATAAAAATATTTTTTGTTACCCAAAAAAAACATTATCTGTACCTCTTGAACCCGTATCGTTTAATCCCATTTATGTATTGTGTATTCTTGGCTAATCTGATACGGTGTTCAGAATACATTACTCAAACCATACAGGTTCGAGGTCCAAGGTTCAAGATACAAGGGGATTAAACCAATGGCATACACACTATTAGAAAAATTTGGAAATAAGTTTGAAGTTTATGCGGATGCTGATCAGGGATCTGATGCGATGTTGATTGTGAAGTACAAAGGCAGTTTTTATTGCACTGATATTTTTGGTAGCTGGAATGAAGAGGAAATGGGTTTTCCATTGATTGATGAATTGGATGCGCTGGCTATGACTATCGATGAGGATCCTGATGGGGATTTTAATGGTGTCGATTATTTTAAGCTGGGCGTAAGCGATATAGATCAAATGAAATTAGCACCTGATACGAGGGGATCAAACCAATGAATGCAGATGAACTATTTGAAGCAATATTGAAAGCAATTCTTCACACTGACATAGACTTTGAACAAGTTCATATCGGTGATGAAGAGTCTGGAGAAATTTATTTTAAATTTTGCAAGGTAAGTGAGGATCAAACCAATGACTAACGATAAACCAAATCTGACTGACAGCTATTTTGCTGAGATACTGGCGGAGCCGTTCGCGGATCTGTTGAAGCCCAAGAGGTTCTATCCAACTATCATGGTTGAGTATTCACCAACCAAGGAAGAGTGGGAAGAGATTGTGGGTGCTATCTGGGTGGGTGCGCTCGAAGGTGGATCGAACCACTGGATCGATGGCATTCATACTTACGGTAACAACTTGAAATCTTCATATGATGTTGTCGAGTTCAATTTCGATATCGCCATTCATCATGGCAGTGAGGGCTGGGGTGATGACGATGAGGTCGAGGTCGAGAAGGTCAAGGCTTTTGATGTGATCGTTGACGGCATTAATTTGCTGGATCCACATCGCCAGCGGCTGGCATTGACTGTCGATGAGTTGGGTCAGTTGGATGCCAACGATTATGATTATATCATCCAGTTGGGTGTGTTTGGAAAAGAGGTGTATTGCTAATGGCTAAGACATACGAAGTTGAAATCGTGGCTTCTATATTCAAGAAGATTGAGGTCGTGGCTGACTCTGAAGATCATGCTGAAGAGCTGGCGCATGAGATGTTTAAAGATCAATATGATGGCACACCTACGATTATTGAGCAGGACACTTATGAAATTGAGGAGATTGGTGAACGATGAGTATTCAATATAAAGCTATTGATCCTGAGTCTGGGATCCGGTGGTGCGTTCGCATCGTGTTCTTTGGTGATAACTATGGACTCAACCATTGCCTGACCTATGGCGATAAAGAGTTCGATGGTACAGGAGTCACCAAAGCTGAGATCGAGGACAACAAAAAGAAGATGATCGAGCCAATGATCGAGTTCTACGATATGGACTCGATGGCGGCAGTGAAGATGTGCAGGTCTGAGGATAAGACCGAAGCCTATCTGGCTGAAGAGTATGGTCAGTTTGTGGGTCGGTACTATCTGTCTAGTTTGAAGTTTGATGAGGTCTTGAACGGCAAGACTCTGACTGACTGGTCGAAGCGCGGACTCGATCTGGATGGCGGTGTTGATCGGTGGTCGGTATCGAGTGCGTTCATGGTCGATGCCATGGCGGCGGTTGAAGCTGAACTGGCTGATAGGGCAGAGCTTGAGCGAAGGGAGATTGCGTAATGATTAGCAGAAAAGAATTGATGGAGTGGTTGAACACTTGCCCTGACCATCACTGGGATATCGTCCATGAGGATGAGGGGCATATGCGTGTGTTGTTTGTCTTTGATGAGGAACAGGAAGAGGATGAGGATCAATCTTCGGGGACACGTTGTGATGGCAAACTGGTGCTATCAGATGCCGAAAAAAATCAATTGATCCATCACTACAAAACAGAAGCATGGCCTGACTGGGTAGCAAACTGGCTACCAAAAGACGTAGACCCATTCACAGGACTCTATCACAGCGGCTCTGAACACGAGGGTGAAGAGTACGAAGAGATGCACTGGGACGGCGTTCAGTTTGAAGAAGATGGCAGGATGTTTGACATATGTATGCACTTTGTGGATGGCAAGCAGTGGGCTGAAGTCTATGAGTGCTATCGGATGGGTGACAACTGGAACACAAGCACACAGAAAGTGTGGCTGATGCATGAGGAGTTAGAGCATGATAACGCTTGAACTGACTCAGGTCGATCACCTGACAGGCCGCGATGCGGACAAAATATTTTTGGTTGGTGACAAGTTTACTGTCACCACCTGCGACATGAAATGGGGTGAGATTGAGCGCACGATAACCATCATCACTTGCCCAAATCATACATTATATGTTGCAGAGTCCTATCAGGACGTGAAGGATCACATCTTTGCGATGGTGAGGTCGGCATAATGACAAAGCTACAAACCAACAAGCAGGTCATTGTCCGCACGATTGCCATTCGTAAGCCTGTACTATCGAGGCAAATGCATCTTAGAATAAACAATCGGGCATGGCTGAAAGAGGCCATGTCCAAACCAATAACGATAAGGAGGTTGCGTGATGAAGTATGAGGATGATGCTGATGTTGAAGAAAGATATACTTTCATTTATGAACGTCTGTTGGACGTGACTCAGGAGTTCAGCGTTCAAGGTGCAACGTCGTTTGATGTTGCGAATGTGATGATTAGGTTCGTGGTCGAGCTAACCTACGACTGTGCCCCAGATCCGCAACTTGCGACTCATTTGCTTTTGAATGCGGTCACTAATCGTATGGAACGTGACATCGAGAAAAGGAGTTCGGAGGAGGGTATCGAGCAAGGGAGGTCGCGTGATGTTTGAGGATGATCCAAGAGCCGATGACTTTGATCGGCACGGCACGATCCGCAGAGTCGAGACTCATTTGTTTTCGGGCGTTGGTATATCGTCCCTGTTCAGATCCGGCAAGGGCGAGGATCTGTGGGGCTATGAGGAGCGTACTATCAGGAACGCTAAGAAGGCGGCTGGTATATTTTTTAAGGAGACTGCACATGGGTAGGGTCAAAGCATGGATTATGGATCTCGAAGAGAAGTTCGAGGACAAGGCTGTCATGGTGGCTGATGAATGTGAAACGTGGCACGAGTTCTCCAGCAAGATGGAGAGTCACATGGATCTGGTAAATCACATGGGTCTTGATGACGTGATGAATATGCTGGCTGAGATCTGGACTGAGCATCAAGAGTCCGCAGGCAAAGAAGCATATGGGGGTGTGGTGCTAGATGACTGAGGCAAAGGACAAGTTGAAAGCTGGCAGGCAGGTACAGGATCTGTTGCGTGAGTTCGAGTCCATGGATCTGGACGTTGACTTCGCATCCTATCTGCTGATGTCCGCAGGGCTGACGCTGGCTATGCAAAACAATATGGGCAACACGCCTGAACTGATGCGACTCATGACTGCATCGATGGTGTGTGCCTCGAACAATCTAACTGACGAGGAGGATGAGACGTGTCATTAGAAAAGTATGTAATCGTGTTTGATACCATGTGTGACGGCTGGCAAGCCGTGATGGACGGTGAAGATAATCCTGCCCTGTTTGATTCTAAGGAAGAGGCAGAAAAGGAAATCATGGACGACTTTAAGCAACTTAGACGCAACCAGATCGAGTCTGGTATGGAACCTGATGAAGAACCAGACGAGTTCGCAATTCCACTGTCGTTATACACACAAGGTCGCAAGGTAATATTCAGATGATCATTGAAGGGGACGGATCGTGGGGCAAGGTCATCGAGGATGGCCGCTGTCCAAGGTGCGAGGCTCGACTCTGTATGAGCGGTGAGTCGCAGGCCAGATGCACGTCCTGTGGTCTGATGATCGGGTACAATTCAGCAAAGGAGAGGTCAATGCTGACAGAGTCGGAAGCAACGCCCATCGAGGAGATGGACTGGTCTGATGCAGTTCAACTAATCGAAGGAGTCGTGAACGAAAAGATAGCGTGGTTAGAGTCGCAGGATATGGGCGGCGTAAGGAATTCGCCAGAGGGCGATAGGGCTATGAAGGTAGCCTTGGCGTGGCACAGGATTTTGAGAGGTTAGTCATGGCAAAAGATTCGTGGAACTGGAGAAAGGATGATCCATTAACTTGGGATACAGAAAATCCATTGAAAGATTTAATGGGTAAAATCAATGAAGAAAGGGCAGGTGCGGCTAAACAAAACAAATGGGCTGATTTTCTTTCTAATGAAAATGGCGCAACTGATGAAACTCTGGAAGTAACAGAGGACATAGAGGATCTCACGAGTTTATCAGAGATTGATCCTGATGCGCCGACTCTTGCCAACATGACTCTTGCCTGTCTTACACAGCCAAAAAGAGGCGTAATTAATTATTCGGGTGGGAAATATGCTGAGTCTGCTCGTATAAACGCACAGATTAATATCTCTAAGGCTCAAAAGTTTATGGTCAGTAATGACTTGATTCCAGATATCATGGAAGCAAGCCTTAAAGAACCAAAAAGACTTTTGGATATGTTGTTTAGAGCCGTTCCGTGCTTTGACAATATGTGGATCGAATGGAACGAATTAGCCCGGACTCACGCCAGAAAAAAATCCATGGATGAATGGTTCAAGAGAAGAGGCTATAAAGAAAAATTTAAAGTCTCCAAAGGAGGTGCGGCTTATAATAAAGTTGGGTATCACATCATGAGGGTGAACGATCAGTTTTTATTCACCAAACACGCGACGGCATGGATGGGTGACCATGTAAGTATTTATCCCATAGGTTTTTATCTCTCGAACGAGGGCACATTTGATGAGCCTGTCGCAGAGAGCACGACTCCACAATTAGATTATATGACTGACTTAACATCGATGAGGTCATCTCAAGTAGTATCATGCACTGAGATGTTGGCTCCTTGGTATGTTGATCAGCATGGTACAAACAAAGAGCAAGCTCGTTATCTGGAAGAGATCTTCAACAGAACAGCCATGGCACAAACCAACGGCATGGCAATGGTTGTTCACAAAGATAGATGGCAGATGGGTTGGGATATTCGGGACATGGCACAAATAGAATCGACTTGTCTCAGAAAAATGACAGGCGATCTGCGGTTTCTGATCCCTCTGTTATCCATTCTAAATTATGATCTGGTTGTGTTTGAGAACAAGGTGCCAAAGAAAAAGATTGATCACATCAAGCTTGGCAAGAAAGTTCCGAAGAACGAATACAAACTTATCGATGTGCAGTTGCCCAAGCCCAGAGGCAAGAACATCTATGAACAGATGTTCACGGGGCAAGGTTCGCCAAAGAGGCAGCACGAGGTTCGAGGACATTGGAGAGCCGTTGAACGAGACAGGTTCGGTAATGTTGTCAAGAGAACATGGATACCGCCTCACACTCGAGGCAATGCGGATCTGGGTGTGATCATCCACGACTACAATTTGAAAAAGAAAAGGGGATAGCAATGAGTGACACAAAGTCGATGGACAGAGTCATACGCATTCTGGACGATGAGTTGACATTACTCATGGACTCAGGGTTATATCGTGAGGCGGAGAAGACTCGAAAGAGGCTCGAGGTCTACATGGATATGCGTAACAAAGCGAAGGTGGCCTTGGCAAAGTTGCGAGGAGAGTCGGTTCAGGATGACTGAAGACCAGAATAATGTGGTTTATCTGAAGCAAAAACCGAAGGTAAGCAAAGTGCCCAGGGCATCAGTGCCTGCGGTATGTGCGATAGCAAGCAAGATGATGGATAGCGCCGTCATTGTGGGCACTGCGGCAGACGGCAGTGTCAAGATGATGACCACGATAGAGGACGTGGCTGAAGTTATCTGGCATCTCGAGGCCGCAAAACACGCACTGATGACAGGCGATGTAGAGGAGTAGCAAGGGGCGATCATGAAATTCAAATACAAGACTCAGCCGTATGAGCACCAGCGCATTGCGCTCGAGCGTTCATACGATAAGATAAACTACGCTTACTTCATGGAGATGGGCTGTGGTAAATCAAAAGTTCTTATCGACAACATGGCATGGCTGTACGAAAACAAAAAGATCGACACCGCTATTGTCGTTGCACCCAAAGGTGTTTATCGCAATTGGCAAACGTCGGAGATCCCAGCCCACCTGCACGACGACATTGAACGTGAGGTTTATGTTTGGAATCCGAACCCGAACAAGACTCAGAAAGAACACCTCGTATCAGGTATCAAGGAGCGTGGTAAGCTCCGCATCCTGCTGGTCAACGTGGAGGGATTTGCAACAACAAAACTCAAAGCGTTCGTGGAGAAGTTTGTTCGAGACTCGACTTTCCTACTTGCGGTTGATGAGTCAACAACTATTAAGAACCCGAAAGCCAAGAGGACTAAGGCTCTGGTTGCACTTGGTAAAGCAGCATCGTATCGGCGTATACTTACAGGGTCGCCCGTTACGAAATCGCCAATGGATCTATACGCGCAATGTGGATTCATGGACAAAGCTCTGCTTGGATTCGAGTCGTTCTATTCATTCCAAGGGCGGTATGCCATCACACGCACACAGCGCATGGGTGGGCACAGCTTCCAGCAAATCGTTGGGTACAGGAATCTCGATGAACTTAGCGCCAAGCTCGAGAAGTTTTCGTATCGAGTCACAAAAGATGAAGCTCTCGATCTGCCCGACAAGATTTACACAGTCCGGCACGTCAGCCTGACCGACGATCAGATCAAGCACTACATATCACTGAAGAATGCAGCTATTGCGTTGCTCGATGACGGTGATCTGGTGTCGGCTCCGGCAGTGATGACACAGTTGCTCAGACTCCAACAGGTATTGTGTGGACACCTGATGACAGATGACGGTGATCTGGTCGAGTTCAAGACCAGACGTATCGATGCCTTGCTCGAGACAATCGAGGAGATGTCCGGCGGTGTGATCATCTGGTCGAGGTTCCGGTATGACATACGCAACATCGAGGCCGCACTGAAGAAAGCATACGGTGAGGACTCGACGGTAAACTATTACGGTGATACGTCCGACAGTGACAGAGAACTGGCGATCAAAAGATTCCAGGATCGAGATGCGAGATTCTTCGTGGGCAACCCGCAGACCGCAGGCAAGGGTCTGACTCTGAACGCCGCATCGAACGTGATCTATTACGCGAATGACTTCAACCTCG